CCTGAACAGCGCCTGCATAAGGCATACCGTCCACGCGGTTTACGGGCTTAAGACCGTAGGGGGCAGCAGTTAGTGCCATAATAAACTCCTAAAAAATTAAGAACCTGAACCAAAAGTAACCTTTGTTTGCTTCTCAGAGAAGAGAGGCATTCGTGGATCACTGTCACGTAGAAAGTTATTGTCTACCGAATCCATCTGAGCTTTGTTCTGGGAAGAATAGTATTCCGCCCGTTGTTTCAAAAACTCATCAGGGATACGACAGAGCAATAATCCGCCCACTTCAATGTTGCCTTTAAAGCGACCTTCAGTGGTAGCGTGCATCATAAGCTCCGGATATTCCTCTGCTTTGCAGGGTTCATACCCTTCGCGTAACTTAGAAGAAATGTTAGCTGGATCAGCTACCCCCAACGTACTCAAACGTACCCACCGATGTGACCAGCCCTGACGTTGATCTGGACTAGGCAATGTTTCTGGTGGACGCCAAGCTTGTGGGCGACCTGCTACTACTCGGCTATCAGCCTCGCGTGGAGCGCGTGTCTGTTTAGTTAATTGATCCATTATTCACCTCTTTTCAGTTGAGCAACCTGTTTCGCATATTCTTCTAAAGGAACCCCAAGCCTACGAGCAATCGCGGCCTCAGATGCCTTTAACCGGATACGGTTAGGTGGTGTGCTGCGGTTAGCCGGAGCTACTACCGAAGCTGGTTTTGTTGCACGGCGGGGAGTTTCCTCGTAGGCCGGTTCTGATGATCTTTTCTGAGGCGTATCATCATCCTCATCGCTCCCGGTAAAATACTCGGGGTATCTTTTACGCATTGTAGTATCAATTCTTTGATAATACTCATCCGTACCAATGTACTGTTGCCCATACTCTCCAGCCAGCTTTTGATGCAACCCTAGGGCGGTAGCTGTCATTTCAGAGTCGGGGCCAAACCATGTGTTATTTTGCATCCAACGCTCATCACGTGGAGTAACACTTGGTTTATTTTCACTACTTTGTCGCGTTTGTACATCATTTTCTCTATTTTGTAAAGCAGGTTTGAAGTTTTCTACTTTATCTAGATAGATAGAAGCCCTATTTAGTCGGGTTTGTGCTTCTACTAGTGCATCGGAATCACCACTATCATAAGCTTCCTTATAAGATCGTTTAGCAGCATCAAGCTCTACTTCAGCCCGACTCTTACTCTGTTCTACGTAAGCCTTAGTACCTACCGATATTTGCTGTTGCAGGGTTTTATTCTGCTCTAGTAACTGTTTAGCGTAGTTTTCCGCAGCAATACGTTCGCGTAAGGCCCCTTCTTTAGCCCGCCGCTCATCATGGTAGCCGCGAGTAAATTTCTTAATACGCGCTTGAACCTTCTCGTCGTAGTTACTTAACTCTTCGTCAGTAACCTCCTCGACAGGCTCTTTCATAGGCTTACGCCCACGGTCTTCGATGGGGGTATCGTCTTCTACCTCAACCTCAAACTTCTCTTCTGTAGGTTTATCTTTACTCTTTTCCTCATCAGGAAAAACGTATTTTTCACCTTTAAACTGTGCTTCTGCCATGATTTACTCCTTATGATGCACGTGTAATGCCACGGGGGTCTTCCACCACTGCTTCAACCGAGTCATCATTGATGATACGGAATTCACGGTTGTGGATTTTCAGACGGGTGCCTGAATTGGGTCGGACGATAACGAAGTCACCCTCCTTGCAAGAAGCCCCACTAGGGAACCTGCTGGTATCTTTATAGGCATCTGGGCCTACCTTTACAACAAATAATACGGGGGTCAGAACCTCTTCGTACATCATTGCTTGGCTAGACTTAATAATGCCACTATCACTATTCGCATATTCCTCCATAGCCTCTGGCACTACACAAAGTAGATGAAAGGTTTTTGGGTCGGGTAATTGTTTAGCTTTCTCTTCAGGGGAAGTGTTTAGCACCCCAGACAAATCTACAGCACCGACATCGAATTTAGTCATCGTTTTTTTCCAATCTTTGCACGAGGTCTTTGATTAAGGATTCTGCTTGGGCTAGACCCCGGATTACCCCGCAGATATGACGATACTCGTCATAACTTTTAGCCCCACCGTCAGCAAGAAAAGTGGCGTTTGTTTTCCACTGCTCCGCCAACTCCTTATTGATGTGGGATAGTACTTTTAACTCATTCATTTATTACCTCTTTTAGGTGTCTGGCCTGTGCTCTGAGCCGCACGTTGAGCCGCTTGCTGCACGGCTATCTGCGCCTTACTCTTAGCCACATCAATGCCCATGCGTACACCCTCGGCCTGCATCTGCTGCTGCAACTTATCCTTAGCCGCTGCTGCGGTAGCACCAACCTGCATAGCTGCAATCTCTTTCTGTGCCGTGATCCGCGCTTCTTCCATCTTCAGTTGGTCAGCCTTAGCCGCTGCATCAACCTGCATCTTCTGCTGTTTCAACTGAAGCTCCTGCATCTTGATCTGCAACTCTTGCTGCTGCATCTGAATGATCGGATCTTGTGCCTGTTGCTGAGCCTGTTGCTGAGCCATCTGAGCCTGTGCCTGCTGCATGAGCCTCTGGGACGCTTGTGCAGACAACTGAGCCACCTGAGCCGCCACTTCTGGAGTCATGTTCTTCTCTTGCTCTTCTGTCGGCAACATCAAACCAATAGATGCTTCCACCTGCTTGCGGTACGCATAACCCATGTGCTCATTGACGTGTGCCATCATCGCTGCTTGCAACGCCTGAGCCTGCGGGTTCATCTGCAACAACTGCATGATTTTGGGGTTCTGCATCGCAGACATGTGTGTCATGATGTGTGCCTCATGATCCTGCTGAATGAATGCCTTAATGGGCTTACCCGTCAGCAAGTTCTGGTTCTCCTGTACTGGGTCAACCGGCATCGCATCGTCCTCAATCGGCACCAACTTAGCTGCGTTCTTAACCCCCAAGACATCAATCATCTGGCGGTGTAGTAGTGGTAAGTCATACAGTTGTGGAGCCTGCTGAGCCAATTGCAGTACAGCTTGGTACTGGACGACCTTCTGAGCCATCGTAGAGGCGTTAGGATCGCTTACAGGGATCACAGACACCATGTCATAGTCAGTCTTGCGTGCACGGCGTGAGCCTTCTACTGGCTCATAGTCGTAGTCCTCTGGTGCATAGTCAGCAATGATTGCTTTAAGCAACTTGAACTCTTGACGCATGGAGTAGTGCATCCGCGCCTGAACAGCCCCAATGACCTTTAGAGTTCTCTCCAGTATTGCCAGCGTAGTGCCCACAGGAGCATTTGCGCTCATGTCTGACACACTCATATCACCAGCAGACGCAAACGAGCGCCCTTCCTGCACAATGTTCTGGAACAACTGATACAGAACTTGGCTTGGCTCCTTATATGGCAGTGGTAGGATGTTGTCACGGATGCTTCCTGATGGCACATCTACGTCCCTAAATTCCCCCGGCTGGATCGGTGTATCGTCCCCCTTGATCCGCAAGCCACGCGACTTCAAGCCGCCGGGTAGGTTAGATAGCGTACCTGCATCCACCAACTGGCGAATCAGCATAGTCGCTGACTTGGCATACCCACCGATCAAGTGGATAAGACCATACCCGTAGAACCCAAAGCCCGGGATGTACTGATAGTGCACGAAGTGCTGCCGCTTGATGTGTAGCTCATCACCGTCATACCAATTACGCCTAATAGACAAAATCTGTGAGGATGACTTGTCGATAGTGACAACGTATGGCAGCGCAATGCCTGTGGGTTCACCATCGTCCTCATGCTCGTAGCCGGGCAAGTCCAAGTCAACGTGCATCTCAAGCAGGCGGTAGCGGTCATCGTCGGTAGCAGTCAGCCCCATTTCCTCTGCTTTTTGCTTCTCAATATCATCCAACTCAAACTTGGGTTCTCCCAAATCTACATCTGAATAAAACCCAGCATCCTGTAATTTAATAACTTCATTCTTTGTCTTACGCATAACATGAGTTACACGCTCAGAAGTCTCTAAACTAGATGCGCCGTATGGAACAACAATATCCTCGGCTGGGATAAACATTGCAATCTGACGGCCCTTGCTTGGGTCATAGTACACTTTCTTAAATGCACTACCTGTAATTGGGAGATTCCACAGTAATTTCTCATGCTCGGGGCGATATTCTGTCATCACCTCTGTTAACTGATAGTTCATGTCTTCAGTTACCCGTGCTGAGGCTTCTTCTTTCTCCCTAGTTTCTTTGCCCAATACCTGTGTTTTCACTGGGCCAGCAGCGGGGAATGTCTCCATAATGCCTTCACTTTGGAAGCGCACAACAGACTCTGTAAGCATAGGGTGAAATACCCCACACGCGCCCTCCCAAGGTTCTGTACGTTCCTCGTATTTAAGTCCCAGTAACTTCATACCTTCTACGTATGTTTGCATCCATTCTTTGCGATCATTAACGTCTTTTTCAAAATCGCTAATTAAATCTTCGCCTAAACTCTGGAGTTCAGACATATCCATAAAATCTGCTAAATTAGCATCAAAATCATCAGCGGAAGGCTCAGCTTCTTCAATCTCGATTTCAACGTCACCCATCCCAATAGTTACTGATTCTGGGTCTTCAATCTCAATCTCAATTTCTGGTATGCTTGGATTACCCAAATCATCTATTTCATCAAGCTCAGCAAGCCCTTGAGGAGCAGCGTATAAACCTTTGTCGATTGCCATGATATTTCCTTATACTGTGTAGTAGCGTTCACCACGTCTACTTTTAAACCATTTAGTCTCTTCAGGCTCATCACTAGGGAGCCGAATAAACCCACCTTGCCTAAACCTAAGTAGTGCCTGTGTAGTTGAGTCAACCAAGTCGTCATTAGTACCACTTGGAAAGTCATTGCACTCTTCAATAACCTCTTTAGCCCACCTACGGTCTGGCGCCCACACTAGCCCAGAGGATAATATATCTGATACCGCATTAACACGTGATATTTTGTCCTGTCCTTTACCCGGTGTAAACTCCCCTACAGGTACGCCCATCCGCCTTAACTCTTGGTATAGTGCTGCTCCATTAGACTTTTTCTCTACTACGAATGAATCGGGCTTCCATTCTGCGTATTCTTCCAGCACCAGCTTTTTTAGGTCTGGGAACTCAAGTCGTTTCTTAATAGAGTTGAGCAGGATAATACAAAAGTTCTGGCTCTCTTCGTTAAAGAACACCCCCCATGTAGTGAGCGCATTATAGTCAGCCCTATTATTGGTTTCCTGCGCTGCATCCAGACTCATTATGGTGAACTCACACTTAGGTGGGTCTTCTTTGTCCCATATCTTCCACCACTCTCTTTTCAGTAGTGCACCCTCTTCAGATACTGGATTCTGCATGTATTGGGCTTGCCAATAGCGGGGATCCATGCCTGCTTTCTTAGAAAGTAGCTCCTCAATCGACCAGAAATCACCCCAAAGAGGCTTATCGTTCAAAATAGCAGGGAACTCAACCACTTCCCATGGGTCTACATCCTCTTCTCTAGCCATCTGTGATATTACTTGCCCAGTTAAGTCCAATTTAGACCAGCGAGTCATCACAATAATAATAGCGCCTCCCGGCATAAGACGCTGGATAGGGCCAGACTGGAACCATTCCCAAGCAGGGAGGAAAACATCTGGCCTACCTGTCTTAGCATCCTGCTCTGAGTGAGGGTCATCAATAATGAAGAGGTCAGCACCACGCCCAGCAAGAGCACCGCCGACACCAATAGCAAAATACTCACCATTAAAATTTGTACCCCATCGAGAAGCGGATTTTGAGTCACTTTGAAGCTCCACTTGCGGAAAAATGTCTTTATATGTGTCTGATCCAACCAGATTTCGCACCCTTCTACCGAAGTTCACAGCCAAATCTGCTGTGTGGGAGGCCATAATGATCTTCTTGTGAGGGTATTTGCCTAAAAACCATGCTGGAGCAAGGTAAGAGATGAGTTCTGACTTGCCGTGACGGGGGGCAATGTTCACAATTACTCGCTTTTTCTTACCTTCAGCGATTTCTTCAAAGATTTTGGCAAGCCTACGGTGGTGTGGGCCTACTTGATAGCCGGGATATACATGATCCACGAAGGTCAGGAAGTTATCTCTACCTACTTTTTGTGTAGAGTCGGCGTACCACTTCTTAATTAGCTCGTTTGTACGACGTTTATCGGCATCCGCCATATGCGGAATGAGCTTTTCTAGCTCATGTATCTGTTTAAGATCCATTGACATCAGTAATTACTCTAGATTCAACGTCAACAACCCGTGTTTTTAGCTTGGTAAGTGTCTCTAGCAGTTCGCTTTCAACCTCTTCCATAGTTTGGTGCTTATGTGTCACTTCTGTGCGCTTTTTGAAGGCGTCGATACCGTCAATTTCACCCAGTTTAGATAGGGCGTTAACCCGTACCTTGGCATCGCGGGAGTTCTCTATTTCAGCAACGAGCTTATTAACAATATACATCTTGAACTCAGATAGCTCTTCCACTATAGAGACATTCATCTGAGCAACCATTCCAGCAAGGAAGGCAAGTGTCTCATTGGGGTATTTGGCAAAGTCAGGACGTAGGGCTGGGTCACTGACCATTTGCTTGGCTATTTCTTTAGCCTGATCTGCGTTTTCTTGGGTGGGTTCAAGCGGATTGCCAGTGAGTTCTGACATTAACTTAACTACGTTTGCACGTTGCTGAAGTTCTTCAGTTGGCGATAGATCAGGAAACGCTTCCTTGGCGTTTTCTGGCAGAGGAATGTTTTCCTCAATAGGTGGTACTAATTCATACATGGCAGCAGAGGTTCTCCCCGAATATTTAAACTATACCATATTTAATCTTTTGTGCAAGCGGTATTATATGTAAAGTAGTGTTTGGCTAAATTTTGTAAAAAATAAAAGTGAATAGGCATTATATGTAAAGTGGGGGGTAGCTAAATTTTGTAAAAAATAAAAGTGAAGTTGTGTTTTGGAAAAGTGTGGGGTGGTTTGTGTGTGTTAGAGAGTATATGAGGCGAGGGAACCTTAAACGCGAATCGGGGTGGTACGGGTGTGGGGGGTACCAATCCCCTGCCAAACTTTACTTATAGCTGGGTTTCTGCCATTATATAAACACTGCAAACCGCAGGGCAACAGGAGAGATGAGATGAATAGGATCATCAACGCGGTCAGATGGCTGACCATGGTGCAAGTGATTGCACGGGATCACACACCACACACCCAGATGTGGTGGGCGTGGACTACCAAGGGTGCACTTGAGTGGAGCAAGGCATACAAGCCACGCTACACCGTGGCATTCGGTAGGCGAGGGAACCTACTCGGTGGACGCCAAGTAGGGTAAGCAAGGGAGCTTCGGCTCCCTTTTTTTGTCCAACGCACAGCGTCACACCATAGGCAGTCGAGGACGCTTTGATACCAGTTATGTTTCCCCGGGCGTGACTTATGTGCGCGAGAAAAGACAAGGCGGCTAAATAGCGTACCACTCCCCCGTGGAACTATACTTAAGGGACTGGATCGTTTAATATTATCTTACTCGATGAGGGAATCCGCTCTCATCGGGTATTTGACCGTTCATTTTATGGAGATCATTATGAACAAAAAAGAGAAGGACGTGACTATCCAGTCACTGCGTGACGGCGCTTATCGTCAAGCCGGTGCTCAACAAACACTGGAATCCGTGGCACAGTACGTTTTAGATAACGCTGTGGGTTTTCCTGAAACAGTAGACCCTGCCGTCAAAGACGAACTGTATGACGGGTACCGCTTGAAGTTCAACGAACTGAAGGACTGCCAGCCGGTAGAGTATGTCATTATTGACGGTAATTATCTTAGGTTATCGGATCTGGATAAAGAAGTCGCTAATGGTAAACATGAAGTAATTAGTATCGGCGTCAATTATGCTTACTCTTTTTCACAGCAAGAATTCGGTAAGCTTAAAGATACTGAAATACAGCGCCACGCCATTATCAAGGCGATAAGGGAACGGTGCAGTACTTACTGCTCCAATCGGCTTGGTGACCTTAAACGAGCCGCTAAGAAGATACTTAATAACGGTAAAGAACGGGAACGTACCGGTAATAAGGACTTCGGTGAGTTCGTTGAAGCTTGGTTCAAAGATACTGCACCTACACGGTTGAAATCCGCCGCCGGTAGGCATGACGCCACCGCCGACAAGGAACGGTTTACCAAAGCCGCCGCCGCGTTTTTAGCGGTTTGGAGTCCACAGTACTAACCTTATAAGCCCGCTTCGGCGGGCTTTTTTTTCGCCTACTATTTTGATACCAGTTATGTTTCCCAGTGCGCGAGGCTAGGCGCGCAAGGCGGCTATATAGTGTCCCAGTCCCCCGTGGGACTTTACTTAAGAGGCTTGATCAGCTATTATGTTTCTATCAGTTGGGGATTCTCCCGCTGATATTTTTGAAACTATCGGAGAAATAACATGGATAAAATACTATCCCTTCGCGACCTAGGATATAAACAAGCTATTTTAGGTGATGACCTTGAAACCCTCGCGGGCTATGCAATAGAGCATATTGTAGGCTTTCCCGATACTATCCCCCCTGAAGCAAAGGCGGAGATTGTGTCGGGTTATCAGCTACGCAAAGGCGAGTTAATGGGAGATAATATCTTGGCGGTTATTGATGGCAATTATGTCAAGGCTACTGATGATATGTTGAAAAACAAAAAGGTCGAAAAGGTTAACGTTAACGTTGCTTTTGCCTTTGCATATACTGCCCAACAATTTGGTAAATTGAAAGGTGAAAACCCTGCACTGCACGCTGTTGTTGCCAAGGTAAGGGATCAAACCCAAACCTACTGTTCCAACAAGCTAGGCGACCTTATACGCAAGGCTAAGATGCTTCTAAGGGTGTCTGATGGAAAGCCTGCACGGGTTGAACTAACCTTTGCTGAAAGCCTGACAAAAATGTTTGATACGCAAGAAAAATCTTGCAAGGTTAAACAAGCAAAGGGTGATGTTCTCGCTGATGTTGCCAAATACAAAAAGGCGGTTGATGCTTTCTGGTCTGTCTTGAAATAAGACAGTGTTAAATGAAACCTAGTCCAATGGGCTAGGTTTTTTTTCGCCTACTATTTTGATACCAGTTATGTTTCCCAGTGCGCGAGACCAAGCGTGCGTAGTTGAGCACGATGTGCCACACAAGACCCTTAATTAGCGTCCCACGCCCACGTGGGTTTTTGGTTAAACTTCATCTACCGTTCTCAGAATTGAAGTTTTATGTGTCCCTGTATCATCTACCGTTCTCAGAATTGAAGTTTTGTGTGTCCCTGTATCATCTACCGTTCTCAGAATTGAAGTAGGGTGTTTTTACGTTTTTAAATCTAACATGCACTGGATGTGCATGTTAACATACGTTTTTGCGTTTGTCAAGCTTTTTTTCAACTTTTTTGTTCTAGAAAAAATAGAACATGTTCTACTTTTATACGTAAAGTTAGAACAAAAAAACGCTCGTAAGCTATTGATTTATAAGGCTTTTTTAGTTTTTGTTCTAATGTTCTACTTTTTTTCGGGGGTATGCTCCCAAAATAAGAAAAAAATGCGTTGAAGCAAATGAGCACAGCAAGTGCAAACCAAACCCAAAAAAACGCTCAAAAAGGAGGGTATACCCCCAAAATCACTAGAACATTGGAACATGTCTACTACTACTATACTTATTTAATAAATATATATATATAAATCAATGACTTACAAATCTCCTTTCCCTCAAATTCCGTTCTATAAGTAAAGTCTAAAAAGTAGAACAAGTAGAACAAATAGAACAAAACTCTCCCCCGTGCCCAAATCCCCCTTTCGTAGGTTTCGTAGGTACCCCATAGCTCATTTATAGGCTCACAGGCTTTACTTCACCAAGCACATCTCTATCTCATATCAACCCCGCCCCTATTACCCTTATCCATTCTTAATTAACTATTTTATCCAAGTGCTTGACCCAAATGTCAAGTTATACTATAATGTAGTTGTGAGGGGGGAATAAGCCTCTCCCACATCCTTAGTTAGTCTCCCACGTGGACGTGGGTTTTTTACTGGAGTAACCGCTATGAAAACCGTATCTGCTCAACAGCTTTTTGATGCCGACCTTGATCTTGTAGACCAGATGGACTGGGAGGACTCAGACAAGATAGAGTTCCTCAGCCTTGAGGACGCAGGGCTTGAAGAATCCGACGAACCTGCCTACGGCATCGACAGCGACAACGCTGGTGGTTCTATCTATTCCTATACGGAATGGTTCTATGACGGCGACGAATCCGCCTTCAGCTTCATGTAAGGGGAACCAGCATGACTGAGAGCCAACTACCCACACTGCTAAAAATGAAGTTCATAACTCACTACCCCATCCTCGCCCCTGATGGCGAGACGGTTCTGTTTGACCGTGGGGATGAGTTAACTATCCATGATTTGATAAAGTTAGTGTCCCACTATGACATGGGAACGAATGCGGGAATCGATATGCTACACCTCACCCTTGCCATGACACAGCAAGCCGCACACTTTGCACTACTGGACGCAGACATGCAACGCATGGATGCAAGGGCTAGCATATAAACGAAAGGAAATTACCATGAAAACACGAACGAAACAATTCTGGACACCAGACGCAAACTCAGATGTAACGTCCCAAGAAAAGAGGACACCTCAGCCAGTGGAATCACTAACGTTGGACTCCTTCCGTCTCATGCTTTGGAACGCAGAAGCCTTGGAAGATTACGACATGGTAATGCTACTGATTAAAAAGTACAAGGACTCGGCGCTTCTTTGAAACCAAGGGAGGATATATGAAGCAAGTATGTAAATGTGGTGATGAGTTCCCCATGGCACGGTGGACTCTTGGCTATCGCACGTGCCTCAAGTGTGGAGATGCCGATGCTAAGCGCGTTCGTAAGGGCTGGACGGTGGCTCCGCTACACAAGAGCAACTACATGCTCATGACAGATAGGCGTGACTTGATTGGGATAAACAACAAAGGAGGGTTAGTGAAATGAAATGGGTAATCATCGCTTACTACCCCCATGAGCCTGCCACGGTTCTGGGAATTTTTAGCTCTTATGAAGCGGCGCTTGCCTATGCAGAGGGACACATAGAAGCGTATGACATTCACATGATAAAAGGACTTTGACATGAAATACAAGACCGTCAACATAGAAGGCTACTGGAAGGACTCCCCGAAAGAATCACATGAATACGTGGTTGCCATAGGTGAGTGGGACGGTATCGAAGACGAGTACGACAACGGCATCTTCTATTATTCAGAAGAGAAGCCACAAGTCGGAGATCATCTGAGCGAGTTCGTCGTAAGAAAAATAATGGAGTAACAGTATGAACATCCAAGAAGTAACCACGGCAGTTGTAAACAACGCCAAAACAAATCAGTGGCTGAGCTGCCACTATGACCTTGTACATGATGGCATTGCATACCGTCTAGGTGTGAAAGCCTTTGGTCGCTGGGTGCAGATATTAAAGCTAAACGGCATCACCTCCAATGTGCCAGAGCAGAAAACCAACAAGCGTATGGCTGAGTTACTCAGCCTTGAGATTATGCACATGGTCAACTCACAGGAGACTAAACAACACTAAACAATACAGTTCAATACAAAACAACACTAAACACTTGACTTAGTGACGAAACAGTGTTATACTATAGTCTGTTTAGTAGGAAATCGCCTACTAAGCAAAACCCAAAATGTAGTCAGCTGACTACAAAACCCAAAAAGGAAAATGCAATGAACGCAACAGTAGCAACCACACCCTCGGTCACACCCTCGGTGCCATCTATCTCGACAGCCGCGATGCTGGTTGAGTTAACCATCTCTACATGGACAGGGCGTAAGCTCGACAAGAAAGCAAGCCAAGACATCACATCACAGAACAATGCAGACAAAGGCGTTGCACGTGTGAACAAGAAACTCCTCGGAGACTGTGCCGAACTAGACGCAGTGCAGAAGTTCGCAGCAAATGCACGTAACACACACTACGCATGCACCATGCCGTGGAGTGACACAGGTCTGCGCCTACTGCCAACAACCCAGTACTTCAAGTACCACAACGAGATGACTGGACTACAAGCAGAGTTTGCACGGCTCACGCGAGTATTCCTCGACGCGTACTCATGGGAGATTAGCCAGTCACAGGTCAAGCTCGGCGCATTGTTCAACCCAGACGAGTATCCGACAGCGGACAGCCTGACAGCTAAGTTTAGGCTCAACATAAACTACATGCCACTACCCGATGCTGGAGACTTCCGTGTGGATATAGGCAACGAGACTACGAGTGCCCTGCGTTCTCAGTACGAGGGCTACTATGCCCAACAACTGCAAGCCGCGATGGGTGATGTGTGGCAACGCACCCACACCGCGCTCACTAAGATGTCAGAGCGACTCGACTATGCCAACGACGACACACGTAAGGTGTTTAGGGACTCACTTGTTACCAACGTGCACGACATCATTGAACTACTCGGTGCATGTAACGTGACAAACGACCCGTTGATGGCGCAAGCGCAACGCGACCTCGACTATGCACTGAGTGGCGTAACAGCCGACGCACTGCGTGAAGACCCGTACTTACGAGCAGAGACACGTCGTAAGGTGTTAGAGGTGCGTAAGGTGATCGACAACCTGCCAAGCCTCGGGTTCTAAGCAACAAACAACCAACTAACCAAACCAAACTAAAGGAAACCATATCATGGCTAACCAAGCAGTAACAATGTACGCCCTCGGACTCGATCAGATTGAAACTATGGTACGTGTAGGCGGTAGCAAACGCACAGTACTTGTGCAGGGGCACATGGGCACAGGCAAATCATCCTTGCTCAAGGCACTCACCCAACAACTGCCGAATCATACGGCGTGTTACTTTGACTGTACGACCAAAGACCTTGGCGACATCACTATCCCACAGTTGCAGACTATCGACGACGAGGGATACGTGCGGTACGTGACAAACGAGGAGTTGGGCTTACACCTCGGCAAGCCGATCGTGCTGATGGTGGACGAGTATGGTAAAGCGAACCCTGCTGTTAAGAACGCAATGCTTAGGCTCTTGCTTGAGCGCAAGATGGGTAGCTACGAGTTGCACAAAGATAGTATTGTGTTCGCTACGACTAACCTCGGTGCTGAGGGTGTCGGTGACTTACTACCACCACATGCACGTAACCGCATAACGGTCATCACATCACGCAAGCCGTCAAACATGGAGTGGATTGAGTGGGGCGTGAGTAATGGCATCGACCACACACTACTGTCATGGTGCAAAGATAACCCACAGTTGTTCTACTCATTTGAGGACGTGAAAGACCCCGAACAGAACCCGTACATCTACCACCCCAAGCAACAGCGCACTGCGTTTGTGACACCGCGTTCGTTGGAAGCCGCGTCGGATTGGTTGAAGTTGCGCGATCGCATGGACCACCAGAGTATGACCGCAGCCCTCATGGGCACTATCGGTGAGCGTGGTGCGATGGACTTGATGGCGTTCGTGAACCTGAGCGATCAGTTGCCAAGCCTCGACAGCATCAAGAAAGACCCAATGAATGCCAAGGTGCCTGAGAGCGGCGCGGCTGTGTGTATGGTTGTTTACCGTGCGTTGTCTGTCATTGACCGTGACTGGGTGGATGCGTGGATGGACTATCTGGTGCGCCTCGACAAAGAAGCTCAGGGTATGTTTGCCAACGGTGTGCGCTCACCCAAGTATTCAAAGCAGGGCATTGTGATGACTAACAAGAAGTTCACAGCGTGGGCGATGGCGAACAACTACATGTTCGCAGCCGATCGTAAGTAAATGTGTAAGAAACAAGGAGAAACATCATGTTAATGATAGACGAAGACTTGAAAGCACAGATGCTCGACTCGTTGATCGAGTTGATGAACAAGGCGCGGCTTGAGAAAGACGCACTGATGTTTGACGCGTATGCACGACTGGTGCATGAGACTTGGACTTTAATTATGGATGGAGAAACATCATGTTAATGATAGGCAAAGAACTAAGCGCCGAGCAACGCCTCGGTAAGGCAGTGGTGGACATCATGTCCGAGCCACGATACACAGCCCTCGCGGGTGTGCTGATGATAGGCAACCGCACGGTGGATGACGAGGTGCCGACAGCATGTACTAACGGGCGCGATGAGATGTATGGACGTAAGTTCATCGAGTCCCTAAATGACGCAGAGTTAAGGTTCCTTATATTGCACGAGTGTTATCACAAGTTATACCGACACCTCACTACGTGGCGTCACCTGTACGACAAGAACGCGCGGCTTGCGAACATGGCGTGTGACTACGTGATCAACATCAAGATCAGTGACGACAACACAGACGGGTTCGCCGTGATGCCAAAGGTAGGACTGATTGACGCACAGTATCGTGACATGGACAGCGCACAGGTATATAAGTTGTTAGCAGATGCGCAGGGAGATGGACAAGGTTCTGACGGGCAGAAAAGCGACGCGGAAACTGGCATCAATGGCGACTCTGGCGCAGGGCTTGACGACCACGATTGGGAAGGTGCGCAGGAAATGACACCCGAGCAAGCGCATGGCTTAGAACGTGACCTTGACGAGGCGATACGCCAAGGCGCACTAGCGGCTGGCAAGTTAGGCTCTGGCGGCGATCGTATGTTTGAGGACTTGTTACAAACCAAGATCGACTGGCGCGAGGTACTGCGTGAGTTCATCAGCACAACATGCGCAGGCAGTGACTACTCTACGTGGCGACGACCAAACCGTAGGTTCATCTCATCAGGCTATTACATGCCATCAGGTATTAGTGAACAAGTCGGTGAGCTTGTCATTGCCATCGACACATCAGGCTCAATAGGTGCGCGTGAGCTATCACAGTTCATGGGTGAGATCAAGGGCATCTGCGACCAAGTGCATCCAGACGTAGTACGCATCTTGTACTGGGATACCAAGGTGTGTGCAGACGAGAAGTACGTGGGTGCAGACGTAGACAACCTGCTCTCATCAACTAAACCCGCAGGGGGTGGGGGTACGGACGTAAGCTGTGTGTCTGAGTACATGACCGAGCAAGCTATAAAACCGCAGGCTGTGGTTGTGCTGACCGATGGATACCTTGGTAGTTCATGGGGTATGTGGGACTGCCCTGTGTTGTGGTGCATCGTGGGTAACAAGAGTGCCCGTCCCGATGTTGGTAAATATGTACATGTGGAGGATTGAAATGAACAACGAAATGAATAGTGAAATGCAGCCTTGCCCGTTCTGTGGTGGGCATGAAGTAGAAATACGTGAGCGCACAGCGTCATCTGGTGTGTTCTCAGTATCCGTGATGCACTGGTGCAAAGAGAATGGCAAGCCCTCGCTCAAGCCTATCGAACGCATGGGGCGCACACGAGATGAAGCAGTACGTGCGTGGAACAAACGCGCTTAACCAAAACCAACCAGCCATATGGCTTAACCTAAAGGAAAATAAGATGAGATTCGATACATTCGACCAAGTAGTTAGCAAGTACGAGCATACCAAGCCTATCATCAGTAGCGTGCAATCACGTGAGGATGACATACGCCCTATCGGAGTCCGTGCCCGTAAGCACGAGCGCATTCGTAAGGTAGACGACAACACGTACCTGCTACTCGACGGGCTGTATGGCGGCAGTATGTTTAGCCACACACGCACCGAAAACTCTATGCAGTACGAGCAAGACATGGCACCTATCATGTGGACACGTGAAGCCGATGGAGACTACATCCACATACGCAACTGCACTACAAGGGCAATGGCTGTGTCACGCTATAAGTTTTTTGAATGCTACTTACCACATGACATATTGTTCCGCCGCAACCAGAGCGGTAAGCACTGGGTCAGGGTGTATACGACATGGACTGGGGGTGTCCGCGTATATGAGGATTTCGCGCTACCTAAAACAGCATACTTCTGGGACTGGAATAAAAGCGTAGCGTGTACTGATGATGGCAAGCGTCTAAAGTTCAAAGTACACAAGGATGGCATGTTCACGCGTGTTGGTGAGATGTTTAAGGTGGTGTCGAAATCCATAGACAAAGAGCTTAAGAAGCAGTGGAAAGAACATATCACTGCGTTCTATACACAAGCAGCAGCATTGGCACCGATGCTGGACCTCTCATGGTCTGGAATCCGCGAGTACAAAACGCTTATCGCAGAGCGGGTGGAGCGCGATGGTAACTTAGCATACTTCTATAACGTTCGCAAGATACCACATGCAGTAGCACAGGAGATCGTCAGAGATGCGGAGCACGAACTACGCATACCGCTGGTAGCACTTATCGTCAAAGAGATAGGCGGTAAACGTGAGGTTAGATCGCAGGAAGATTTGGTAAGAGTTAAGTCATCATATAACCGGCTTATGAACAAAGTTCTGGGCATGTACAAACTACAGGAGGTCTGAAATGAGCTACACACATCATCGAGTAGATAAATTGGTTGCCGCTACGAAAGCGATAGTAGATAATTATGATCAGTCGCTAATCGCTGGCATGGAAACCATAGACGGCCTTGTTGTTGTCCCCGAGTTGATAGCGTTCTGTAAAGAGATACGCAAGTTCAACCCACACGCTAGGTTCGGCGCGGGTACCCGTAAGAGGCTTGACGGCAATAGTGTTGGGCGTTACGAAGAGGTGTTTGTTTACAAGAGTGAACACAAGTACGCGATGGCTAAGATAGGGTTTGCCGATTACTTAGTCAGCGCAAGTAAATCGAAGCCACCTAAGTACGTGATATTTGCACAGTCAATACGCAATGACAAGTACCACGTTAACCGCGATCAATTCTATATGGTAGCAGCAGATAGTCTTGAGAAAGCAGTCAAAAATGCTAAGAAGTACCTACGCTCCTACACAACGCTTGAGTGTGCTGAGATGTCGATGAAGGCCGTGGCTGCAAAGTTCCACAACATAGGGTACGCGGCGAGCCGTGACGAGCGCGATGCACGGAGTGAGATAACCTCGGAGGCACGCCTACTGCGCACTGAGTTGTTCCACATGTTAGACATGGGGCATCCGTTTCTTCTCCCAGAGTTACGTGAGAAGGTAATCAAGTGGCGCACTGCATACAAGGCGGAGCAAGCGATGGGTGACAGGACATTGCATGCGTACTATGTTAATGCACGGGCGCAGGGGGAGGTGATGTTGTTTGATGTCATTGAAGTGTTAGATGTGAACAAACGCACGCGCCCCCTAAGCGCCGCAGGTGGAATACCCGTTACTACGTATAAGATGGAGGACTTACCTGAGAAGATTGCAGGGGGCATTGCTACGCTTAGCATACTGGGTAACGGACAGTACGTAGATGAAGTAGGCATGCGTATTGACGACACATCTTTCTGGGTGCAACGATGAGTACGCTATCTACCCATATGCGACAGCTTGATCTAGTACGCAGCCTATTGGCTGGCGGTGTGAACTTAGAGAACCGCCAACTTTCAATCCGTGCGTTAGCCCGATGCGACATTGCAGTGGCGATAGGGATGGAGTCGCGCCCTCTTATGTTTGCTAGTATGGTTACTAGTATGGTTACAAATGATTCCGTACTTGACAACAATATCTATCGCATAAGCGTATCTTCTAAGAAGGTTGATGTTATATGCTTCGGGTTATCCCGTATTGACTCTCCCTTAGAGGGCTACTATGATACGGTGGACGATCTACCCCAATGGGTAAAGGAACGTCTTGCCGTGTTAATGATTACAGACAGTACACCGCCAACACAAGAAGTGGCAGGTATAGGCCGTAGGATTTCAAGAACTGTATATTGGGTGTACGCACCCGAGACTACATCTTGAGGCGTTGGTACGTGCGCTTCACGTACCGCATTAATAAAGGAACTGACAATGAGAGCAAGGACTAAAGTCACAAAGCGTATTCACGCACTGATTGATAAGGGCTACACCAACAAAGCCATTATTAAGAAGTTAGAGTGCAAACCACAATCGGTGTACAACCTACGATACCGAATCAACCGTGAGCTAGGGCTAGGTGCTACTGATGAATCCAAGAAGTACACCGCGCCTGTCGATGGCATAGGTGTACCGCCTAGGAAGAAGCGTAAGTACGTGCGCAGAAACGTGGGAACTGGCATCTCTACGCCCGTGTTCAGCGTGCAGCCCACACTATGGCAACGCATCAAGGGGTGGTTCAATGGCTGATACACC